TTTCCGCCCTTGAATATGACGTCGGTGATGCCGCGCGAAAGGTCTGTTACGACGGTTGAGACTTGCTGGTAGGCGGCTTTGCCGACCTTGCCCAGCTCCTTCATTTTTTGCTTTTGGGCTTCAAGTTGCTCCCGCGTCATCATGCCAGTCGGCCCGATATTCGGGAAGGCTTTGCCCGCGCCCGGAAAGTCGCTCATCATGCTGACGTTCTCAGGCCCCTGAAATGTTGGCATCTGTGCCTTGGGCAGCTTCGAGAAATCAATGCCGAGTCCGCCCAAGTCGGGGGCGTCGGAGAGTTGGCGGTTTAACCGGAATTGCGCATCGGCCAGTTTGGCAACGCTAATAGCCGCGTCAATGCTGGTTGACCCATACCTCTGGCTTAATTCAGCCGCTTTGCTCACGTGTTCTTGGTAGTCGGATAGAATCAACGACAAGGACTTATGCTCGACGGCAGCGGCAAACGTCTGCTTGATAATCGCGGCTAGTTCGCTTGCGTGCTTGGAGACTTTCTTCCCTGATTTCTCGTGCTCGTCGCCGTGCTTTTTCACTTCCTCCGTGGTGGGTGGAAGCAGCCGCATAAAGCCGACAATGGCATCAGTACCCGCCCCGAACGCTACGGGCGTGCCGGTGCCAACTCGTTCATTCAGGCGCTTCAACGCTTCGGCGCTCGTATCTACGGTGCTTTGCCGATGAGAAATCAGCATCGCCATAAACCCGGCCACCGCCGCGCCAGCCGATACTGATGCGGCGCCCATAACACTCATGCCGCCAGCTACGGCAGTAAGCCTGGCCGCCAGCCCGTCAACGGCAGGCCAAAAGGAGGAGGTGATGCCGCTGGCGGCCGTAACTGCCCAAGGACCGATCTTCAGAAGCCATTCGGCGAATGTCTTGAGCTTAGGAGTTACTTTATTGAGGGCACCCAAAACCAGCGCGCCCTTCTCAATCAGCGTGCCTAGGGCCACGAGTACAAGCGGTGCCGCCGTCGCCACGGCAGTCAGCCCCAGCGCCCAGCCCTGCGTAGGCTGCGGAAGATCGCGGAACGCCGTAGCCAGCGCCTTCGCCTTCTCAATGCCCGGCGTCAGAAAGTCGTCCAACACGCGCTGCGCGATGGGCAGAAGCGTCTTCCCGAACTCGGCCGCCGCGTCCTTCGCGGCCATCTGGATATTCTCCCAGGAGTTCTTGTAGGTATTCCCCGCGCGCTCGCCTTTGGCGAGTTCGTCAGTGATGATCTTGATGAATTGCTGAGAAGAAATGCCCAGCTTCTCGAACGTCTTCGCGGTGTCGCCCAGCGCTTCGGCGCCAAACTTTTCCTTGATGATCGCGGCGAGTTGCGGGATGCGCTCAATGATCGGGTCGAGGTTTTCTTTCGTGACTTTGCCGACGGCTCCCAATTGGGATAACTGACGGATCACCTCGTTGAAGTCCTCGCGCCCGCCACCGACGACGGCCAGCGCGTTGCCGAGTTCGGCCATGATACGGCGCGATTCGTTCGCGGAGTTACCGAGGATTTGTAAGCGGATCGTACCTTTGACGGCTTCTTCCAGCCCGAGGCCAGGCAGCTTCGCCACTTCGCGCAGCTTCGCCATTTCGGCCGCCGTGGCTTCGCTCGTTTTCATGACGGCCTTGAGGCCCATGGTGAGCGATTCCATGTCGGAGCCGGCCTTGATGGCGGCGGCGCCCGCGGCGATCAGCGGCGCGGAAAAGCCAATGGATAGCGCGGTGCCCGCCGCCGTGACGTCGGACGCGAACCGCTTCACTTTGTTCAGCGAGCGGTCTACCTGCTTGTCGAAATCGTCGGTGCTCGCGCCAATGCGCACGATGAGATTTGAGAGAATTGGCATGATTTACCGGCGTCGCGTGGGGGTAGAAGGAGCTTGCTGTGACTTCGCGGCTTTGTCCATCTCCGCGTTTTTGATGCGCAGATAGGCGGCCCATTCGGTCATTTCAGAGGAGGACATCCGCGTGCTAAGTTCGCACACGGGCATATGGAGGAGTTCTGCGAGCGCGAAGAGGCTTAGACGCTCGCCTGTGAGTTTTTTTCAAGGTCTTCGGCGGCGTCTTTGAGGATGCCGGAGAGCTTGAGAATCTTTTCGCCGATCAGCTCGACTGCCGCCGCCGATTTCGTGAGAAGCATGTCCTGATGCGCGCGCTCGAATACCTGCTTGCCGGTTTCCGGGTCAGTCACGCACGCGATCACCGCGCGAACGGTAGCCACGCGCGTCTGGCCTTGGGCATCCTTCACAAAGTCCACCCGCTCGCCCGCGTTAAACTCGCGCACTCGGACCGTCTCCCCCCACTGGGGAATAAACAGGTCTTCAGTCTTCAGCTCGGCCGCTAATACGCGGTCCAGGATCTTGCTCATTGGGCTCCTTTGCCGTGATCGTGATAGTTCCGGGAAGGTTCAGTACCCACCCGTTCGTGAAGTCGATTTCCGCGCCGTCGCGTTCAACGCGCGCAATTTCGGACACGGGCACGACTAGCGCCCGCGCCTGTTTGTCGTAGTGCATTACGTGGTCGAGAAGTCCACTTCGCCATGCAGCGCAAAGGAGACGTTTTCCTTGATGAGTTCGTTTTCGCCCGACGTGATTCCAGCGCTCGACATATGCCCGGCCGCCATGAAGCGATCATTTCCGGCGAGGTTCGTGTACAGGTAGAGCACGTAGTAGCTGCCGAGGTTCGTATTGGCGAAGTAGGCGTTAGTGTAGAAGCGCTGGAATGAAATCGTGCCGGATTTCATGACCAACGTGCGTTCTTTCCAGGTGTCGCCGAACGTCTGAGATTCTTCGGTGATGACTTCGGAATCGTAGGACCATTCGTAGGCCTGCGCCGCTTGCGCCAGCGTCAGGTATTCGGCGGTGATCGTGATGGTTCCGCCGGCTGTGTACCCGTTCGTGAGGGTGATTTTCCCGGAGGCCCATCCGATCTGATAGTTAGCTTTCGGTACGGTACTAACGCCGTCCAGCACGGTCACGGCCGCGTTGGGATTGATGGCACGCTTCGCCGTGTCCGTGATCTGGTAGACGCCGCCACCGAGGGAGGTTACTGCCTCCCCAGTCATGGCGGTGCCCGATCCGGTGGCGATGTAGATGTCGGCTGCGTTTCCTGCGAGTACGGCCATGATGGCTCCTTAGGTGTAGGACAGCGCGCCGGTTCCGGTGAAGGTGTAGGAGGCGGTGATGATGCCGTTTTCCGGCGCGGAGAATGACGCCTGAACGAAGGCGTTCCCGCTGTAGTAATTCGTACCGTCCAGGTAAAAGCGGATCGCCACGGTGGAACCGGCGAGGAAGGCGGTTTTCAGCGCGACGTGGCCGTTGGTGTCGGCGGTGTCGAGACGGCCGGAACCGCTGCCGCTCCATTCCTTGATGGTCGAGGTGCGTTCTTTCCAGGTGTCGCCGAAGGATTGCGTCTCTTCGAGTCCGGTCTGAACGTCGAGGGACCAATTGTCCATCTCGCCGATTGTGTTCGTGCTGATCTTGAGCGCGGCAGCATTGCCTACCATTACAGCCATATAGGGCTCCTTCTGCCGTTTCGGCAGTTGTTGTGAGTTGGTTTCGCCAGCGCCTAAATGGCGTGGATGATGTCAAATTCGAGGACTACGGTGTAGAGCTTTGCGTTCGTCTCTAAATCGTTTTCAAACTCATTGCGGCGCCCGTTGAGGTGCGTGCTGTGAACCGTCAGCGATCCGGCCGCCGTCGTGATTTCCGTGGCGTGGTTGATGACGTTAGCATACACTAAATCCGCCAAGTCTTCTGCGGCCTTCGGGTTGCCTTGCGCCATGCAATACAGCGCCACCGGGCGGCGTGTTGCGGTCGGTGCGGACGATCCGATGGAGTGAAACGGAGCGGAGTCGATTGCTTCGATGATGATTACCGGGTAGTCAGTAATCCGGCCTTGGTCGCCATGCATGTCGTAAACGCGCGTGCTTGTCAGGTCGGTGATAGCTGAGACGGTCTGGAGGTACTTGTAAAGCGCCTGATAGATTCTCATGCGGTCCGCCACTCCTGGCGATAAACAGGGCGAATCGGTTGCGGCCTCTCTCCCGGTTTCAGTTCAGGCAATTCGTCCGACGAAATCACCAGCACGATGCTGTTCAGTTGCCCGTTCAATTCGGCTGAAAGAATACAAAACTTAGCGGGAATGCCTTCGACCGTTAACTTGCGGTCGAAATCACAATAAACGGAATTTGCCGAAAGCATATCGGCGAACATCTCACAGGACACCTGAAGGTAGGCCAGTCTCATGCAGTCCGCCCGAGTGCGTCGAATGCAGCCTTAACGCGCGATTCCAGTAGGCGCTTTACGTTGTTGCGCTGCGCGCGGATAGCGTCACGGAAGAACGGGATAGGCCGGCTGCCGGGGTGCTGTACTTTCTTTGCAAAGCGCTTGAACAAGTTGCCGAACATCAGGAACTTCTTATTCGTCGGCGTAATCGTGTGCGCCTTCGTGCCAAACTCCACCAGATGCGCGTGCGGCGCCGCTTGCTTGAGCGTGTAGGCGTAGGCTTGCAGGAAGTTCTTGAATTGCCGCCCAGCAGCCGCCGCAAGCGATCTTTTCAGCCCGCCCGGTGCGATGGCCCGGCCCCGGTAATTCGTCGCATAGGGTGCCACTGGTGCGCGGGCTTTGGCCGCGTCGCTGATGAGGTTCGCCCCGTCGAGTAGCGCCGCGCGCACTTCGGCACCTTGCGCGGTTTTCTTGAGCTTCTCCAGCTGCCCGGCGAGTTCCGTGAGCCCTTCGATTTTGATATTCAAATCGTGACCTCAGAGCATTGGAGCGAAAGCATTTCGTTTCGCTCGTCCGGGTTGGCGATGGCGCGGATGTTGAAGTAGCGGGCGGAGTCCGAGTTCTTCGGGTCCGTGAACTTCACGCGCATGTCTGGCGTGTACCCGGCCTTGAAGCGGACGGTGATGGAGTGCGAGAGATCGGAAATCGTTTGCTTCGCCTGGAAGAACTCGCGCCCGCCGCTGGTTTCGATGGAGCCCCAGCACTCGGAGAAGGTAGACCATGTTTCCGTGCGGTCGCCGTTGGCGTCGACGGCCAGGCTTTTCTGCTCGATAAGAAGCCAGTGGCGGAGGGTGCCGGCGCGCATTACCACAACCGCCAATTGACCAACAGCGCCCGGCTGCCCAGTTCCAGCGCCTTGCTTTCGACGCTGGCGGAGTTGCCGAGGACCACATCTTCGCGGTGTTCGTACAGGTGAGCGGCAATCAACAGAATCGCCGCCTGAATTTCATACGGCACATCCGCTGCCGTGGTCCACCCACAGATAAACTGAATTTCGATAGGGTCGAGGACGCGCAGGGTTAGGGATGGCCAGGATTGGTTGTAAGACAGGGCCAGCACGCCCGGATCTCGGGCGGTGGATGCTTCCCAGTAGTCAGCCGAAAAAGTCGTCTGCGTGCCCGCTGTGTCGGTGTATTTGACGTGGGTGACGCTTTGGAGTTGGCCGAACGGCAGTGTTAGCCGGTCGCCGAATGGGAACGAGTCGAGGAACCATTTCCATGTTTGAGTCACCAACTTGCGCCCGGTGATGGTTTCCACATAGGCTTGCGCCGCCCGCACATACGGTTGGTACTGCTCGGCTGGTTGGCCGGCAGCGCGCGCGTGCGTCTCCATCTGCGCATCGGTGATGGCAAATTCGGTGGGCGCGGTGACGAGTTGGTAGGCGTGGGAGGTCATGGGTAAAAGAGCGGGACGGAGGAGCCGCCCCGGTCAGAAGAGAGAAGGTTAGTCGATGGCCGTGTTGGTCGCGGAGCCGCCAAACTTGGGACCGAGGAGAGCGATGGCGATGCCGCCCAGAACGGGCGAATCAACCACCTCGACAGCCTTCAGGCGGGCGTACTTGTAGCCCGCGCTGGCGAGTTCCTGCGCATCCACCTGGACGGCGTACATCTGCGAAGAGCCCGCCGTGGTGGCAAAACCGGCAGACGTGGCGGCCGTAACGGCACCCTGGACGTCGGTGCTGGTGATGGCCTTGTAGTAGAACGGGACCGCCGTGCTATTGCTCGGGGTCACGTCGTCGCAGGCTTCGACGGTGATTGTGCTGGTTCCCGTGGCGCCAACGCCCTTGTAGACCAAGAACAAAACGCCCTGGTGGTTAGAGACATCGACAACATCGGATGCGACGGTTCCGGAAAAGGCATCGGCCACCGGATCGAGTCCCTTAATGAAGTGCTGATTTTGGAGTTCTTCGTAACGCATTGGTTTCCCTTTCGTTTCATGCGCGGGCGACTACGCGCCGCCCGCCCGGTGGAGTTGGTTAGCTGCGGGTTTCGACGGTGACAAACGGCGATTGCGTGGCGCTGCCCTTGAACGGCGTCAGCGGCTTGCGTACCATCGCGTGCCCGTTGAAATCCGTGGACCACTTGAACGTCATTTCGTCGTAGATGAAACGGACGTGCATGGACTGAGCCGAGCGCAGCCCGCCTTGGGAAATCGTCACGTACTTGGACATATTCGCCAGAACCACGTCGCCCGCGGTGCCGAGGGTTTCGGCCTGCTCCACGATCACGACCGGGTAACCAAACAGCGTGCCGAAGTACGGCGAGCCGGAAGCGTTGCCGTTGGGGAGGAACACGGGCATCTGGCCCACGGTCATCAGCGGCAGTTGTCCGATGGTGTCGCGGTTGATGAACCAGCGGATGGTGTCGCCGGGGCTGGCGAGCAAACGTGACAGCATCGACGTGGCGTTTTCAATGACGAAGGTGGCGGCGGTCTGCGCCGATTTCTTGGGCACTGAAACCAGCAGCGAAGCTCCTTCGTAGCTCTGCGTCGCAAATCCAAGGCACTGGCCGACGCCGGTCCCGCGCCAGATTTCGTTATCCTTCACGAACGCCATCTCGGACGCAAACGCGCGCTCCAGGATGGTGCTGGTGGCCGGGGCGTTCCGCAACTGCCGATCCGTCACGTAGGCCAATCCCTTCAATGTTTCCAGCTTGAGGTCGTGACGGGCAAACTTGGGCTTGGTGGACGTGGGCGCGTCGGCCTCGCTGGCACGGTACACACGCACGCCGCCCCAGCGGGAGCCGGTGGCGCGGGAGGTTTCGTCGATGTACGGCAGCTCGATACCGTCCGAGTTTTCGCCAATCGGAACATCGAACGCCAGCGGCGCGATCTGCCCAATTTCGGCGGCCTTCTGCATCAGGACCGTTGAGAAGTCGGTGCTGACCAAATACCCGCCTTCGCTCGGGACCGTCGAATTGACGCCCGAGGCGGCGAGGTTCGTCTCAAACAGGCGCTTATCGATCTGCCCGCCGTAGCCGTGGAACGAGCCAGCCGGCGACTGGGCGTAGGCGATGGCCGCAAGCTGCTCGCCGAAGTTGGCAAACGGCCGCTTCGCTTCGTTGTCGCTGGTCACCCGGCCCGGTTCGCGCGTCGCGTTGGCCTTTGCCTTGGCTTCCAGCGCCTCGATGGCGGCCAGTTCGGCCTTGATGCCTTCCAGTTCCAATTGCTTGGCGTTCACGGTGGCCAGATAGGCAACACCGTCAACGGCCGCATCAATCGCCGATTGCAGCGTCAGCGCGTCGTATTCGGCCGTGGTTGCGGCCAGCTTCTCGATGAGTAGCTTTTTCTTCATGGTTGCTCCCTGTGCACACGCGGGGATTCGTCAGCAAGACTGCCGCGCGTGGCGTGATTGGTTATTGGTTAGCGGCCAAGGACAAGGAAACGACGCTGTTTAATTTGCAGCGCCAGGCGTGCCTTTTGTTCGCTCTGATCTGCTTCGCTGGCCGCGCCAGAAGGTGCAGAAAGGTCGGTGAAAAGTTCTGCCGGTACTTCCATTTGGCAGTCACTCAGAAATTGGGCGGATGGGTCAGCCCCGCGCGAAACGAGGGAGACATGGAACGGCTTCCATTTAGTGGCGCGGAGGTGCGGTACGCCTTTTTCAATCGGATCGGCCTTTACGAGTTCGCCAGTAATGTGCGTTCCCATGGAGACATTAGCGAGCACTCCCGTCTTGATATCGCCGATCAGCCCGGCCATTTCATGCCGGTCAGAGAAGCGCACGAAGGCCCGACCAGTACCGTTGATTTCGGCGCGTTCAATGACTCCTAGCGTGTGGTCGATATCCTCGATGTGATCGACGACGAACGGCGCCCGCCCGTTGTTCAGGAGCGAAAGATCCACCGCGCCCGGCTCCATGGAGAATGAGAGGTGGAACATCTTGCGGCCGTCGGTACGCAACACTGGCGTGCCCGCGTAGAACAGGATTTCTCGGACTTCCGGCGCGTCGGGTTGGGCCGCGAGGACTTCCCCGCCAAGGATAAATGTCGTTTTCACTGTGCCACCGCCTTTTGCTGTTGCTGCCCGGCCATCGCCACGGGGATCATCGCGCCTTGCACCATGTACACTTCGCCGCCCTCGTAGGGGTTGCGATTGTCAATGGCGCGAATTTCGTTTGCGTTCAATACGCCGATGTTCCGCATGGCGGATAGGTAAGCCGCGCGGCCTGCTGAATCGCCGCGCATGAGTGCATCCAAATTGAACTCGGCATAGAATACGGCGGACTCGCGCGGCCCGAATAGCTGCATATTGATGCGCCGTTCGATACGGGTGC